CCCCCCCTACGTCACGCGTGGCCCGACACCACGGAGGTTTTCTGCGTGGTCACTTGCATTTTTTAGCCCTAAACCAAACACCCCCCCATGAACAAACCAATACAGGTCAATCAGACCCCCGTTGACTCGCTTATCCCCTTTGCCCGCAACGCCCGGACGCACTCTGACGAGCAGGTCAAACAGATCGCCGCCAGCATCCGCGAGTTTGGGTTTAATAACCCCATCCTCATCCGCGAGGACTTAACTGTCATTGCCGGTCATGGTCGCCTCGCCGCTGCCAAGGTCTTGGGCCTAAAAGAAGTACCGACCATTTCGCTGGCGCACCTTACTCCGTTGCAGGTCCGGGCTTACGTCCTGGCTGATAACAAACTGGCCCTGAACGCCGGATGGGACGACGAGATGCTGGCCCTAGAACTTGAGGAACTTGGCATGGAAGGCTTTGACGTGGCGCTTACCGGGTTTGACGAGGCAGAGATCGGAGCGCTTCTGGCTGATAAGACCGAGGAAGGGTTGACCGACGAGGATGATGTTCCGGAGGTTCCCGTTGATCCGACTACCAAGATGGGCGACGTTTGGCTGCTTGGTAAGCACCGGGTGATGTGCGGCGATAGCACCAGCATCGACGCTGTGAATAAACTGATGAAAGGGAAGAAGGCGGACTTGGTATTCACAGACCCTCCATACGGGGTCGAGTATCAGTCAAACATGAGAACAAAGAGTGAGAAGTTCTCCGTGCTGAAGAATGACGACAAGTTCTTAGACATCACTCCAATTATTGAGCTTGTTTCTGATGGCTGGGTCTTCGTCTGGACGAGTTGGAAGGTTCAGACAAAATGGATTGAGATGTTCTCCGGCTTTGGATACCCGACGAACATCGTCATCTGGCATAAGCCAGGCGGCGGAATTGGAGATCTTTCTCGCACGTTTTCAAGTGACTATGAGGTTGCCTTAGTCTGGCACAGGGGAGCGGAGCTTTGCGGGAAGAGAATTGGTTCTGTTTGGAAGATTAACAAAGACGGCGCGTCAACTTACGTTCACCCGACACAGAAACCTGTCGAGCTGTCTAAGGAAGCATTAGACAAGACTACGGTTTTAGGTTCTTCGGTCCTCGATCTCTTTGGAGGTAGCGGAAGCACCTTGATCGGATGCGAGTCGATGGGGCGTCAGGCGTTCCTAATGGAACTTGATCCGCGCTATTGCGACGTAATCGTTAAACGCTGGCAGGACTTCACCGGCAAGAAGGCCACGCTTGAGTCCAACGGCAAAACCTTTGACGAACTGAAAACCAAATGAAAATAGCCACCCGCCCAAAGATGATTGCCAAGAACAGGAACCACAACCTTTGGAGGAACGGAAAGAACTGGTGGCTACACTACACGCAGCACCTCCCTGACTACACCTCCAAGCGGGTGCGCGTAAACCTCGGCACGTCAGACGTCGAGACAGCCAGGATGCACCGCGACATGATCCTACACGACCAGAACGTCATTCGTTTAGACTAATGGCTATTGAGCAGAGAGCCTTAGCCGAAAGGTGGGAGTTATCCAAAGGCCGCATATCGCAGCTAGTGGCCGAGGGGATGCCATTGGATAGCGTGGAGGCCGCTGAGAAATGGCGGGCTGAAAGGATTGGCCTAAACGGCAACCCGGCTGAAGGATACAGCCCATCTAACGAGCCTGGGCAAGAGGCCGCCCATCAGGCACCACAAAAGCAAGGTGTTTTGGAGACCTTTGAATCTATCGTCGAAAGGCAACGCCTGCTCGTACAACTTTCCAGAAACCAATACATAAAAGCCGTCCGTGAAGGATCGCCGGCGCAGTCGAAACTCTACGCATCCTACGACAAGACCGTCAACACCCTGACAAAACTTAAGGCCGAGCTCGACCGCATCGCCGTTATGGGTCGCGATTTTATCCCCGCAACGGAGGCCACCGAGGCCATGCGCGACATGACCGCCAGCATCGTCAACCGCCTCGACAAGCTGGCCCTGGACGTGGCGGAAGGGTGTAACCCCGAGAACCCGGCGAAGGCTGTGAAAGTTCTGGAGGCTTGGGTGCGCCGCGTCAAGGCCGACCTCTCATCTGACGAATGACACCTCAACTAATCAACGGAGACTGCCTTACCGAGATGGCCAAACTGCCAGCCCGGAGCGTCGACCTTATCCTGACAGACCCGCCTTACTTCAAGGTAAAGTCCGACGCATGGGACAGGCAGTGGGAGAAGCCTGCCGAGTTCCTGAAGTGGCTTGATGCAATCGCCGCAGAGTGGCAACGCATCCTCAAGCCTAACGGATCGCTTTATTGCTTCGCCTCTCCTCAGATGGCCGCCCGGGTCGAGTGCCAGATCATGGAGAGGTTTAGGGTTTTAAATGCTATCGTATGGGCTAAGAACCATACGCAAAGAGGGAGCATCGCAAGACGCTGTTGCGTTGCAGACCTTCGCAGTTTCTTCACGGAACAAGAGCGCATCATCTTCGCCGAGCATTATGGTGCCGACAACATGGCGAAGGGTGAGGCCGGATACATGGCCAAGTGCGACGAACTGCGGGGCTTTCTGTTTGAGCCATTGCGTTCTTACCTTGTGGCCGAACGTGACAGGGCAGGGCATACGACCAAGACCATCTGCGAGGCCCTTAAGTGCACGACGGCCAGCCACTACTTTTCAAAGTCTCAATGGGCATTGCCGACCGAGAAGCACTACCAGTCCATGCGTGAACTGTTCAACAAGTCAGGCTCGTTCGAATACCTCCGCAAGGACTACGAAGACCTCCGCAAGGACTACGAAGACCTCCGCAAGGACTACGAAGACCTCCGCAAGGACTACGAAGACCTCCGGCGTCCCTTCTCCGTTTCATCGTCCGTCCCTTACACCGACGTATGGACGTTTGAAACCGTGCAAGGCTACAAGGGCAAGCACCCCTGTGAGAAGCCCCAGAAACTACTACGGCACATCATCGAGGCATCGTCACGCCCTGGCGACGTTGTCCTTGATTGCTTCCTTGGATCGGGTAGCACCGGCATAGCCTGCCGAGAGTTGGGGCGAAAGTTTATCGGAATTGAGCTCGACCCTGAATACTTCCGCAAGGCTTCCGAGGCCATCAACGGCGGGGGGCTATTGCATGAACAAGGCTGACCTGCTCCGCGTAGGCCGTGACGTCCTGCGTCCGTCCGACTCGGGCGACGTGGTCGAGTGGCTCGAGTCTAACGTCCACGCCATCCCTGACTCACCGATGCCCGGACCGTTCAGGTCCGACCGCACGCCGTGGGTCGCCGAAGCCCTACGCATCGCCGCCGATCCAGAGACTAAACTCCTGACGATTCTCGCCAGCATCCAGTCAGGCAAGTCTCTCTTCGCCCGCCTGTTTACCTGCCACATAATCGCGAACGCTCCCGGACCCTGCATGCTTACCCAAGCTACGGACCCCGAGGCGCGCGACTTCAGCCTCCGCTACCTCCGCCCGGTCTGGAACAACTGCCCGCCCGTGAAGGCACGTCTTTCAGGCGACGACCTCGACCGCTCGACGACTGCGGACTTCGACCGCATGACGCTCTACTGCCGAGGCATCTGGAACGAGGCGAACCTTCAGCGCTTGTCCCTGCGTTACACCATCGCCGACGAGTGCTGGATGGCACCGCCAGGACACCTCGCCGAACTGAGCGCGCGCGTGACGGCGTTCGGCTGGATGGGCAAACGCATCTTCATGTCTCAGGGCGGACGGGCTGGTCAGGAGTTCCATCAGCTGCACGAGACGACGGACCAGCGTGACTGGAATATGCGCTGCCCGAAGTGCGACCACCTTCAGCCGTGGGTCTGGGAACAGATCAGGTTTCCCGAGGATGCCAAGGCCACCGGCACATGGGACTTGCACAAGGTCAGCGTCGGCACGACCTACGAGTGCGCGGCCTGTCGGACGCTCCTGCCCGACACGAACGCCAGCCGCCTTGAGGCTAACGCGCGTGGCACCTTTGTAGCCACATCGGTCGCCGCAAACTCCGGGCACATCGGCCTGCATTGGAACAGCCTAGCGACGATGAGCTGGGGCGAGCTCGGCGTGCTGATGCTCAAGGCCAAGGAGTCCGTCGACCAATACGGCGACGAGGAACCGCGGCGCATCTTCAAGCAGAAG